GAGAGGGGATGAGGTAGAAGTCTAAGCCTATGTCCCTGTCTGCGGTGGAGCCTGTGTCGTCTATCGGCATAAGGGTTTTAACCGTTATCTCTGTTTCATCTAGGAGTATTATTGGGTTGACGTGGTTCACCCATCCGTATCCCGCTGTCCCCGCGGCATCCGCCTCTCCTAAGAGGTTTAACTGGTGGTTGGTCGTGTCCACTTTGGCTACGAAGGCTTGGTCAGAGTCCATACCATCTGTCCAGCCCTTCCTCCACCCTCCTTCGAGGATTTCACCGCTGAAGTTGTCCCCACTGAACAATTGAAGAACCTTTACATCGCCGTCCTCACCCGTCCGAGTGTGGATATGACTGCTATCTATGGCGTACTCGGTGCCGTCCCCGTCCACCAGCACCACGTTCTCAACATCCACGGGCAACCCTATTTCCACGCTAGGCAACAGTATTCTCCTCCTCTGCCTCCAAGTCCACTTCAACCAAGTCCCGAATCCTCTCCTCCACCAGCTCCCTCATCCTCGCCCGCCTCTGCCTGTTCACGTATTCAACCACCTTGGCCTTCAACTCCCCACGGGACAGGTCTTTCACCTGCTCCAAGGGGTGGACTATGGTTGAGACGCAGACCTCCCCCAAGCAGTCGTACTCCACCTCGAGGTGCAGGTCACCCCCAGCGGAGCCTATGCCTCTGATTTTAATCAAGGATTAGTCCTCCTGTTTTTCTAATGTTTCTAGACTGGATATGTCTTTCCATCTCACAACCCCCAGTCATTGCTGACTGAAACTATTGAAGCCACCGCCAACCCGTGGCTATACTCATCCGTCCCCCCAATCACCCTGAGCACCACGTTGAAGTGGGCCTGGTTACCTCCCACCAGCTTCTGCACCCTGGCCCGCAGGGGCTTGGCGAACACATTGCCCGCCGCCAGCCGTAGCCACAGGTTGCTCCACTCCCACAGAGCCATGAAGTCCTCCACCAGTTTGAACGTGGCGTCCTCATCGGCCAGGCTCACGTCGGTGCATATCAGCACCTCGTATTCCTCGTCTGCCACCACGGTTTCCACCCGGCCATCGTTGGAGTAGTCCGTCCGGGTCACCTTTCGATGGGTTTTCAACTCAGCCCCGAGGCTGGTGATGTCCAGGGTTTCCAAGTAGTCCGTCACTTCTCATATCCCCCAGTCATTTGATACCTCCCCTACATCCTCCACAAGTAGAAACATCCCATAGGCTTCCTGGGTTCCCAGGTAGAACAACTCGAACCGCACCTGCAGGAAGACGGGGCCCTCCTCCCGTCTCTCCAGGCCTCCCCGGAGCAAGTACCATGCGTCAGGCAGGCTGTCATCATCGAAGCTGCAAATATGGGTGTATTTCCGGGCCTCGGAGAGGTCTTCGCCCTGCGGAGGCCCGCCGGGTATCACGTGGATGGCTGTGCCATACTCCGAGTCTCGGAGCAGTTCTTCGAGGCTCTGGTACTCGGATTCGGATCCGAGGTTTGCCTCCAAGGCGTATTCCCGGCCCTCCTTGCTGTACCCGGTTATCCGGGTCAGTTCCAGGTTTCCAATCTTATCCGCCAACTCATATCACCCTCTTAATCAGGTCTATTTCTGTGAGGTATTTCATAGCGTCCACGTAGGCGTGGGTGGTTCCCAGCACCGCGGACACCTGCTCCCCCTCTTCACCCCACTCCCGGGTCAGGCTGATTATCCGGGCCGTGGTGTTCAGCCCTGTCCGGGGGCTGACGATTGAAACGGTGTCACCCCTCCGTAGTAGGCTTGCTATCGCCCTGCCACTCTGGTTGTCGAGGAATCTCACCTTGATACGGTCCTGCCGTTGAACCCTCCGGGATAGCTCGGTGCTTCCCCTGTTCCACGCCATGCTCTTGGAGGTGAGTTCAGGGTCACGTATCACAGGTGCCCAGTATTCCCCATATTGGGCGACCTCTGAGGCGTTCATCACGGTGACTTCCACACGGTCCACGCCTTTGGTGCCAGATCCGAACACGGGTTGGATGTTCGCGTAGTCGCTGTAGTCCTGCTCCCAGTCCAGGGTTTTAATGTTCACGCCCTCTTCCAATGTCACCTCGCTGCTCCAGTCTGTTCCAAGCTGCTCCACGAAGTCAAGGGTGTTGTCGGTGTTGAGGTCGTATTCGCCTCCGGTGAGGGCTGCGAGTTTGCGGAGGAAGCTGTCGAAGCTCTCGTAGTCGTAGGGAAGGTTTGTGATTTTGGTCCAGCGTTCACTCACGTATAGTTCGTGGACGTAGGGGTAGTCGCTTCCCGTTTTCTGTATGTTGCCCTCTATCACGATGCTGGTCTCCGAGGTGGGTACTCCTTCGCCATGGAGGTCGGCGTCGAGTAGAAGCCCGGATGCAAGGGTGGTGCTTCCCGTGTCCTCTATGTCGTAGGTTATCTGGGTGGGCAGGGTTTGTATTCCTGAGAGCATCCCCCATCTCTCGAAGTCCCCGTCCCCCGTCACGGTGGGGGTTTTGAAGCTCCCGCTTGTTTCCCCACATGAAACGGATATACCATACGGTCCGAATAACGTAAATAATGGCTCTAAGGGGTTAGTATTGTTTCCCGCGACGAATATGAAACCTCCTTGATCATTGAATCCCACCCGGTTCTTAATTGGCATCTGTAATAATCCATCGCCATAAGGGGCGAAGACAGCGTCATCACTCTCATCATTATAGCTTCCCTCAGTGTATTTCCTCACACGCACACCTGCCCCATAAGTGTAAGCTACATAGGCTGAGCAAACGTTATCCACACTAATCATTATTTGTTCAGGAATAAGGGTGCCACCTGGAGTCCAGGAGGTATGAGTGATATTCAGGCTTGTATCTATGTAGAAGTAGTGAACGTAGTCATCATCATCCGTACAGGCTATATGCATTTTTCCTTGATGGTCAATTGTAGCAGTTATGTAGAGCATCACATCTGAGTCAAAGTCATATATATCCTTCACATAGGTTTCAGAGTTGCTGGTTGAGTCCCATTTGTAGAGCTTTAAAATGTTGTTCGCCGCATCGTATTCCAGAATATACATATCGCTACCGCTTGGGGCGGGTAACACAAACTCACCTGTATGGGTGAGTGCTCCCTTGTCACTCCAAGTCACCCCGTCATCGGTGCTCTCCCAGAGGTGGTTAGCACTGTCAATTGTCCACAGGTGCTCCTGAGCCGTCTCATACATCAGGCTGCAGACCGGGTAGCGGTTGGCACTGAATATGCTGCTGTTTTGGAGAGTGAAGCTGATAGAGGAGCCGCTTATGGTGCCCTCGTAGAGGCTGGTGGAGCTACCTGTGTATATCATGAGGTGGACGTGGTCTTCATCGGGGTCATAGGTCACATCTATCCGGCTGTTGCTAGCGTTGTACCCGGTATCCGTTATGGAGGCCCAATTGGTGCCGTCCTCGCTGCTAGTGTATTTCACATTGTTGCTTCCATCCACCACGAAGACGAAAATCCTGCCTCCACGGGACACGAAGCAGGTGCGATTCTCTGGGACGGGGAAGCTGTAGGTGTTTCCTGGGTCAATCTGCTGTTCATCCACTTCAAAGGTATCAACATCAAACTCCAGCCCCGCGTCCACATAGGTGAACTTCAGCATCTCAATAGTAGTGTCGAACTCCGCGAGGTTGGGCTGCTTCACAAGGTAGAAGGTATCCACGTTTCCGAGGGTTAGGCCGTGGTTGCTGGGGCTGTTGTCCAGCATCTCCTGCAGGGCCTCCTCCACGGTTTTCTCGGTGATGGTGCCTGTGCCTGTGAGGAACCGTGTGAGGTTCCAGCGGTGGTTGTAGCCCCGTATAGTGGTTCCGCTTCCATCCCTGCTGAACAGTCTGTGTGGTGTCACCACGGGGCCACGCATAGCCTCAGAGCCGTCACGGCGGATGATGCAGGTGGCGAAGGCCTCAAAGTCCTCCCGTTCAGGGGTTTCAAGGCTCCAGGAGCCGTAGCGGTCCACCTCCTCCGTGATGAGGGCGTGTTTCAGGGTGACGGGTTCTCCGTTTATGGTGGCTGTGTATCGGGTCATCTGGTTTTCCTCAACTCCTCCCGCAGTCTTTCAAGCATCATATTCATCATAGTCTCCACGTCAGCCCTGTCACTTGCGTTCACCTGCCGGATGTTCACAGGCATAGTTATACTCACGTTTGTTTCGCTTCGATTGGTTTCCCTAGTGACGCCTGTTAAAAGTTCCCGTCCATAGATTGTTCTCTCAGCCAAGATTTCAGGGACAGCTCTCTCAGCCCGTTCAGCCTCCGCCCTCTCAACCCCAGTCAAACCAACCACTTCAGCCTCCATTAATGATAGGTTTTTTTGCACTCCTTCAAGGAGAGTCGCCATGTTTCTTATCTCATCGTTAGCGGCTGCCACATCCTCGCTTAATCCCTCCAAACTTGAGTCAGCCGCATCCTTAACGTCTTTGAATCCTTGAGCTACGGCTGAGAGGTCTGCAGCGAGGTTGAGCTTCATCTCCTGTGACTGTTCAATCATATCCATAGTTTCAGTGCTGTGGCTTTCCCTTAGCCCACGGTATTCTGCTTCAAACTGCGTGATGGCTTCACCACCCTCTTCCATGGCTCTCATAACAGCTCTACCAAACCTTGACCATACAACTATACTTGCCCCTGCAAACTCCCCAAGCCTAACCTTAGTGTTCTCCACCGTGGCATTCCAGACCTGGAGAGTATCCGTTAGCTCGTTCTGAGAGTCACCAAGCTCCTCAGCCTTCCTGCGAAGCTCCTCCATAGCGGTGGCTTGGAAAGCAAGTTTACGTTCTGAGTCTGTTAGAGCACTTACTGTTTTCCCTATGCTCTCCGCGTAGTCCCTGTAGGCTTTATCCGTGTCTACCACGATGCCGAGGTTGTCGAGAATCAGCTTGCTCTGCCGGCCGAGGCCAGTTGTGAGGCTTTCTATGGCCTGGGTGGTCGTCAAGCCCATGGCTTGGCCCACCTTCTTTGCGGCCTCGAATAATTCGTTTAAGTCCTCCGTGGGGAGGCCGAGGGCCATGGCTTGGTTTGCGGCCTTCAAGAGGTCTATATCGCTAACGGTGCCTCCAACCGCCGCCCTCAGGGAGTCAAGGCTGATTACACTTTCATCAACCCCTGCGGTCATAGCCTTGAAGGCACTTCGCAGAGGCTCCATCTGAGCCGCCAGTTGAACACTCTCCACCGTCACGTTTTTGATGGAACCTACAAGTTCAGCGGCTATCATGCCTCCGGCTACACTTGCCATGGTGCCAAAGTCCCCGAGGCCCTTGGTAGTGTCCTCCACCTCATCCTCAAAGCGTTCAATCTCCTGCATGGCCTGGCGGGTCTCCGCCACTACCTTTACCCGGAGGTCGTATTCCTCAGACGTCTCAAATCCCTCCTAACTGCCCGAGCTAATTCACTCCCATGGATGGCCACGGCCTCCGCGAGGAAGGGCCGAGGAGCCATCCGGCTGGTGCCATCGTGAACATATCGGGCGTAGTCCACGACTCTCCCCGTCTTGGGGTTCACAACCCTTCCCCCAGCTATCACCCCTATGCTGACTGTGTGGCCTCCCGGCCTTGCAACCCTGTGTAGCCGGATGCTCTTCTGGAGGCTGCCCGTGTCCACGGGGCATAGCTGCTTCGCCGTGTCCCGTATCTGTTCAGCCACCTCGGTGGTGGCCTTGGTGGCCGCCGTGGGTATCCGCTTCCTGAAGTTGTGGAGATTGGCCTTCAGGCTTGCCGCCCCTACGTATTCAACCCGTATCACCATCTTCGTTCCGCCTCCATGAACAGCACCACCTGTCTCTGCAGGGGGGTTAGCTCCCCCGTGGTTTCCGCCAGCCTGTATCCTGCCCTGTGCAACAGCCTCAACTCCCAGCCATATTCACGCAGGTAGGCTTTCACCGCTTCAACTGTTTCCCGCGGGGGCCTGCCCCCGCCGAGGTAAACCCCGAGACTTCAGCCACCCGCAGATAGATTCTGTGTGGAGCCCCCGGTGGAAGCAGTCCAACCTCCTCAGGCGTCCAGGTTTCCCCGCTGTGTGTGAGGGCCATGGATACGGCGAGGTACTCGGCCTCCTGGGCGGCCTTGGCCGCGAGGATTATCTCATCCTCACCGTCGCCCTTCTTGGCTCCCCGCAGGTATGCGAGTTTAACCTGCTGGTACTCGGCGTCGCTGAGGGGCCGGATCTCCAGGGATAGTCCTGGAGCCACCTCCACCAACTCTCGGTAGCGTAGCCCCATCTGCACCAGCGTCTTCACGTCCTCCACCTGTTTCTCAGCTTCCAGCCTCGCCTTTTTCAGCTCCTCCACCCAGCGTTGAAACCTGTGCATAGATTCAAGCTCAGCCCTTCTCTGTTCAGCTGTGATTACCGCCATGGCTAGGGCACCGTCCCTATGCTCACTGCAGTTGCCATGTATTCAACCCTATTCAGGGTGATGGTGTCTATGCTTGCCTGCAGGGTTCCCCCGCTGAACTTCACCCCAGATAGGGTTATCCGGGGCTGTCCGCTTGTCGATCCATTAGGGTCGAGGTACAGGGTGAAGTCGCTTAGCCTCTCGTTTATGCCGCTGAGGCTTAGGAAGCCTCCGAACATATCCCGGTCGATGTAGAACTGCCCGATTTCCCCGCTTATCTCAATCCTCCCACCCTTCAACTCCTGGGGGAGCCGTTCACCTAGCTCGTGGACTGCGACTACATTGCCGTTGATCCGGACGGATACGTCTTGGGCGTAGCCGATGTCCCGCTTCGTGTAGTAGCTGATGTAGATTTTCTCCCCGGCGTTGCCCGCCTGGTTCTCCGCGGCTTTGATGGTTACCTTGCCCTCGCTTCCATCTATGGTGAAGTCGCTGCCATCGTCCTGGTACTCCGTATAGGTTCCAGGGCTACCATCGTCGGTGAATACGTCTACCTCAGTCTCATCGTCTGTGCTTGAACCCGAGCTATCCGTGATGGGGAAGTTGGCGGTGTAGAAGTCCTGGTCGGCTCCACTCCCATTCAACTCCCCGAGGTACTCCTTCTGTATCTTGGCGTTGAGCTTCTGCTTGGTCAGCACCATCGTGGTGCCGTGATAGGTCGTCACTTTTCACCCCTCCTAGCTGATGCTCAGACTCTTAGCCACTACGGTCACAGTCTCAGTCACCAAGCCATTCAAATCCACGCTAAGACCCCAATCCGTCACCTTGCAGGCGTTCAACAGTATCTTGGGCGAGGCATCTCCCTCGGGGAAGATGGCCACGTAGATCTCCGTGCCGTTCTCCAACAGTCCCTGAAGGTCGTCTCCAGTCGCACTGAAGTTTCCACTCTGCCAGTGCCTAGTGAAGGTTAGCGTGGTCTCAATCCGACCGGCCTTCAATTCCTGGGGCGGTCTGGCTCCAAGCTCGTACCTGCTGAAAACGTTTCCGCCTTGCCTGATGTTGAAGTCCAGCACGCTGTCTGCGTCGGTGTAGGCCACTGTGTTGTCGGTTTTGGCTGCTAATAGGGCTTCAGTCCCGTGGTATGTGCTCAATTCTTCTTTTCACCTCCATTCTCTGGATTGGACGCCCCCGCCTGGGGCCAGGCTCCAGGTTGCCTCCAACACGGGTCGAGTGTTGGCTTAGATATGGTATATCACCTTCACCTGTATGCTCCACCTCAATATTGGTGGGGTTCTGGTTGGCTCATCCAGCCTGCGGGCCTGCTCCTCCATTATCACCCAGTCAATATCGGTGTTGCCCTTGAGGCTGGCCTTGAGTATCCTGACCACTTCTTGGAATATGCTGTGCAGCCAGCTTCGGGCGGTTCCAGGGCCCTTCCCCGTGGCTTTCTGCTGAACCACCCAGATGTCAATGCTGTAGACGGCTTCAAACCTTATCCAGCCGTAGCCAAGCTCTGCGGGCCTCATGTTCACGTAGAGAGGGGTGATTGTGACTTGGGGGTTTTCAAGGGCCTTGTCGTACCACCCGGTGCTGAACTTGACCTCGCTTGTGCTGAGGGGTGAACTCAGGCTCCAGTTGTCCACCAGGAGCTTCCTCAGGGTTATGGTGGGGTCTTGCATTACTGTCCCTCCATTCTCCGCAGTGAGGCCTCGTAGTGGACTAGGCCATCACGGCCCTCATGTTGGTATAGCTTCACCACATCGTATTTCTCGCCCCTCCAGACCAGGTAGTCGCCCTCCTGGATGCTGGTGGTACTCAGCAGGTAGGCCACATAGTCGGCTGTATCGATTTCACCCTCCAAGCCGTCATACTGCTTGAAGAGGGCTCCCCGGGTGGGCTGTATGATGGCTTTCTCGCTGCCCACCTGGCTCCAGGTTTCAGCCGGGTAGCCATAGTCGTCTGTTGCTCCCTCCGTCAGCCTATATATGGTGACGGTTTCCCCTAGAAGCTCAACGACTATGTCCGACCTACTCAACGTCATCCGCCCCGTACTCGAACCGCTTGTCCTCGTCTATCACCTGGTAGGCTGACTCCTTGAACTTGACGGATTTGTATAGCCTCACAATCTCAGCTATTTCCTGACTCCACACCTGGATGGGGTTATGGGTTTCCCGGTACTCCCCCACAGCCGTGGAGGTCGGCTGACGAGTCTTAATTGTTCTAGCGGTGAGCAGGATGCTGAGCTTTTTGATGAGCTTGTCGCTGGTGCTTTGACTGCCCAGCAACTTATCAATATAGGCGTCACTCATCTCAATGATGCTCTCTATCTGCTGGTCAGTGAGAGTGGTTTCAATAATCATGGATACATCTGATGCACTACAATACGGCGTTTCCGCCACCTCCTCTACTCTGGGGGATTCCTCATCGCCTCCATTCCTATGCTTTCCCCGTGGCTCCTCGCCGACAGGGCTCCCGGGTTGAACAGACCCCTAAAAAGCGGGGTGGAACCTCAACAGGCTAGTCCACACTCAACCCGCTAAGAGTGGACGCCCGTCAGCTCGTAGATGGCGTTCTCCTGGATTATCTGGGGCTGCAACCACTGCCGGATGATGTAGGCGTCGTAGCCAGCCTTCTCATTCCGGTAGCTGGCGGCCTCCGTGGGGCCCTCGCCGAACACGATGGCCTGGTCGCTGTCCACCACCAAGCACTGGGTGCTCGTCAGGCTGTAGTCCTTGATGCCCCTGACACCGGGTATGCCGGGCACATCGAAGATGTTGCCCCCGGGCAGCACCTCGCCCTGCAACTGGCCCTTCACGTAGTCGTTGCCGAAGAAGTCCATCCACACATAGGGGTGGGCGGCGATGATGTCTGGCTCGAAGCCCCCGGTGCCCTCAATGGTGTTGAAGGCCGTCATGATGTCGTCATAGGGGTTGTTTGAGCCACCCCAGTCGCTGCCCGCACTGGTGTTGGTGGCTGCCTCCGCTATCTCGGCTATCTGGCTGTTCTCGCTGTGGAGCAAGGCCCCAGCGGCGTCACGGATGTGGCTGGCCAGTATGTCGTGGGCCGACTTCTTGATGCTCTCATCGCTGGCCAGTATGTCGTGGGCCGACTTCTTGATGCTCTCATCTGCAAGGATCACGTGGTAGACGTTTTTCCAGAGGTCGAAGCTTACTGCGGTGTAGCTTTGCCCAGTTATCTTGGCTTCCTCCATGGGCTCCACCTTCTACTGGGCCGACATCTTAGTGGCGATGTCGATACGTGCTGTGAGTCGGTCCATGCGGACAACCCTGCACATATTACGCAGAGTGTAGGCCCGCCTCTGTAGTCCCAGCAACTCATCTAGGATCACCACGGCCTCGATGTCCTCGGTGTCGGTTGGGGTGATGGCTCCAGCAGCCTCGTACCGCCTAGAATCCTCTGGGTTCGCCCTGGGGAACATCTTGAAATACTCCCCGGTCACAGCACTTCGGAATACTCTCACCATCTCTATTTCACCCCCACCCAGACCGTCACCTGTGTAGCGGCTGAAGCAGCGTCCTCAGCAACGGTGCCGAGTATGCCCTTCACTCGGTCCACGGCGGTCTGCAGATTCCCGTATA